ACCGGATGGCCGCGATTTTTTCGCCCCCCCCCACGTGGCGCTCTCTCCATCGCGCGATTTTCTTTTCCTTCCCCCTTTCTCGCGCGCGTGTCTCCTTTAATTTCAATTAAAGGAAAGTACTTTTGGTTCTACCAATGGTATTGCGCCTGGGGAGCCTAGATATTTGTGTTTAGACTTGGTCACTAAGTTTTATAGTCCCTATAAAACTAAAGCAAGCCTGACGTCAGACTTTAATTCAGAATGCCAAAGCGGGATCCCTCATGGCGCATGGTGGTGGGAACCTCAAAGGTTAGCCGCTCCTCCAATTTTTCACCTCGTGGAGGTGGAGGCCCAAGAGTCAACAAGGCCTCAGAATGGGTGAACAGGCCCATGTACAGGAAGCCCAGGATATATAGGACGCTGAGGACGCCTGATGTTCCCAGAGGCTGTGAAGGCCCATGTAAGGTCCAGTCCTACGAGCAGCGTCATGACATTTCTCATGTCGGCAAGGTGATGTGTATATCTGATGTGACACGAGGTAATGGTATTACCCATCGTGTTGGTAAGCGTTTCTGTGTTAAATCTGTATATATTTTAGGGAAGATATGGATGGACGAGAACATCAAGTTAAAGAACCACACGAACAGTGTCATGTTCTGGTTGGTCAGAGATCGTAGACCTTATGGCACCCCGATGGATTTTGGCCAGGTGTTCAACATGTTCGACAACGAGCCCAGCACTGCAACCGTCAAGAACGATCTCCGTGATCGTTTCCAAGTCATGCACAAGTTCTATGCCAAGGTCACTGGTGGGCAATATGCGAGCAACGAGCAGGCTCTGGTCAAGCGTTTCTGGAAGGTCAACAACCATGTTGTCTACAACCACCAGGAAGCTGGGAAATATGAGAATCATACTGAGAATGCATTGCTACTGTATATGGCATGTACTCATGCCTCTAACCCTGTATATGCTACGCTTAAGATTCGGATCTATTTTTACGATTCGATCACCAATTAATAAATATTGAATTTTATTGAGTAATGTTCAAGTACATAGTTGACATATGATCTGTCTGTTGCGAAACGAACAGCTCTAATTACATTGTTAATGGTAATAACCCCTAGGTTATCTAAATACAACATGACTAAATGTCTAAACCTATTCAAATAAGTCGTTCCAGAAGCTCGAATCGATGTCGTCCAGACTTGGAAGGTCATGTAAGCCTTGTGGAGACCCAACGCTCTCCTGAGGTTGTGATTGAACCTGATCTGGACGTGATATACTCTGGTCGTTGTGTATGGTAGATCCTCTACCTCGTATATCTTGAAATAGAGGGGATTTGTTATCTCCCAGATATAAACGCCATTCTCTGCCTGATGTGCAGTGATGAGTGCCCCTGTGCGTGAATCCATGTCCCGTGCAGTTCAGGTGCTGATATATCGTGCACCCGCACTCTAGATCAACTCGCCGTCGTCTGATCGCTCTCCTCTTGGCGATCCTGTGCTGTCGTTTGATAGAGGGGGGAGTCGAGGAAGATGAATTTAGCATTATGGAGTGTCCACGACCTCAAGGCTGCATTTTCCTGCTTGTCTAGGAATTCTTTATAGCTGGCCCCCTCTCCTGGATTGCAAAGCACGATTGATGGGATTCCCCCTTTAATTTGAACTGGCTTTCCGTACTTGCAGTTGCTTTGCCAGTCCCTCTGGGCTCCAATCAATTCTTTCCAGTGCTTTAGCTTTAGGTAGTGCGGGCTAACGTCATCAATGACGTTATATTCCACTTCATTTGAGAAGACTCTAGAATTGAAGTCCAGATGTCCACTCAAGTAATTATGTGGGCCTAAAGCACGAGCCCACATCGTCTTCCCTGTTCTTGAATCACCCTCAACAATCAAACTGATAGGTCTGTCTGGCCGCGCAGCGACAACCCTTCCAAAATAATCATCAGCCCACTCTTGCATCTCATGAGGAACGTTAGTGAATGTTGAGAGTTGAAACGGAGGAACCCATGGTTCTGGAGCCTTCTTGAAGAGCTTATCCAGGTTGGTTGAGAGGTTATGGTACTGGAAGAGAAACTTCTCTGGTAGTTTCTCCTTTATTATCTGCATAGCTTCTTCCTTTGAAGAAGAATTCAACGCCTCTGATGCTGCGTCATTAGCTGTCTGCTGACCTCCTCTAGCAGATCTTCCGTCGATCTGAAAAGTACCCCAGTCGATGTAATCACCGTCCTTCTTGATGTAGGACTTGACATCAGATGATGACTTTGCACCCTGTATATTGGCATGGGCGACGGAAGAGGTGTTTGGGTGTTTAAGATCGAAGAATCTGCAATTTGTGCACTGGAACTTGCCTTCAAATTGAACAAGGGCATGCAGATGTGGTTTCCCATTCTCGTGGAACTCTCTACATACCCTGATATATTTCTTCTTGCTGGGTGTTTCTAGGTTTATGAGTTGTTCAAGTGCAGTTTCTTTAGCAATCGAACAATCAGGGTATGTTAGGAAATAGTTTTTGGCATTGACCTTAAAACGCTTCGGTGGTGGCATATTTGTAAATAAGAGGGTGTACCCCGAACTAGCTCTCTCTCAAAGTCTATATTATTTGGTGTAAGGGTGCCAATATATACTAGAAGTTCCTAAGGTAACAATTGGTACCCCAATAGCGGCCATCCGTATAATATT